GGAGCCGATATTCTCGGAGGCCAAGCGCCGGATCGCTGGGTGCTCGACCAGTGCGCATACGCTGGACATTGCCAAGTGGGTATTTGATCAATTGCAACGCTTGCCCAAGCCGCAGGAACGCAAGCCGGAACAAGGCAAAGACCAACGCAAAGACCAAGGCAAAGGCGAAGGTCAAGGCCAAGGCGAAGGTCAAGGCGAGGGTGAGGGCGAAGGTCAAGGCGAAGGCCAAGTCAATGCCCCTGAGAGCCCCGCAAAGGCCACAAAATCAAGCGATAGCACCGAGGGTGAGGGTAAGGGTGCACCTACCGACAAAATGCCAGCAAGGCCGGTCGAGAGTGCAGCGACCAAGGCGCGCCAAGTAGAGCCCACGCTGGACGGTGATAACAACGGTGGCGCGCAGGGTACGTACTCCACAAAATATGACGTATGCAGTGCCGGTCGGCACATAGGATACACCACGCGCGATATAAGCTTTGCCGCCAATGCCCGCCTACGGTATGACGTCAAAAAGCTTTTTGAAAATTCAGCGAATGACGAATGGCAACACAACCGCCGCGCTGGATCGTTGAACGTGCTCGCGCTTCCCAAGGTCGGCAATAGCGACCGACTGTTTAAACGCCGCCTTGAGACTGAGGGTGTCGATAGCGCAGTGGTGATCTTGCTGGACGTGTCCGGATCCATGTTCACCGCCCGCGCGCTGCGCGATCAAAATAACCGCAAGGTGTTGGATGGTAATGGGGGTATCGTGACTTATTGTTTTATGGATCACGCCGTTAAAGCTTGCGCCGCCTTGCTGGATACCCTAAGCCGCGCCGGTGTCAAGGTCGCCATTCACACGTTCGGTAGCGATACCGCAGTGTTTAAGCCCTTTGATATGCCAACGCCCAAGGCCATGCAGCAATTGGCGCGGGTCGGCGCAGGTGGCGGGACGAACGATTACACCGCGCGGCGCTATGCACATGAGGCGCTGCACTATCGCCCCGAGGAACGCAAAGCCGTGTTCGTTATTACTGACGGTATCGGAGACGTTGACTCGACCAAGGCGCAAGTAAAAGCCGGTGAAGCTTTGGGTATCTCAACGGTCGGTATCGGTATCGCGCACGATGTAGCGCACATTTACCAAAAAAGCATACGGATCGACAACGCCGCCGATCTAGCTAATGCTTCGTTTAAACAAATCAAACTTGCAGCATAAGGGGCACGCAATGAAGGAACTTACTAAACAGGCGCAGGAATCCGCCCACGCCAAGCTTGACATCATTATGGGGATTATCGGGCCTGACTCCAATATGGCGCTCGCTATCCTTTCATACGCGCTAATAACCGTGGCGCATGACAATCGGGTGATGTTCGCCTCGGTGATCCAAAATCTTGCGCTGCTGGAAATAATCAAACAACAAGGGGCCGATGATGCGGAATGAGACCAGTAGCTCCGAAGCGATTTTGTGGGCCGTCATTGTGCTTTGCACTGTATTGGGGGTTGTATGTGGTTTACTGTAAACAAAGGCACGACCGTTTGGGCCGAGACTGCGCACGGTAAAACCATCATTGCCCGATGCGACAGTAAAACCATGCCGGTCGCCGACCAACGAAAGAATGCGCGACTTTGCGCCGCTGCGCCCCTTTTGCTGGACTTGCTGGTAGACGCCAAGCTGGAGCCCGATCAACTGCAACGCTTGCAGGATTTATTGGCATTTATCAATGGTTCCAATACTGCGGTCAAGTGATCCGGAATTTATATGCACCGTCAACCGATACCCGAAGCTGATTACCTTGGTGGACAAGAGGCCGCAAGGCATTTATATCGAGTGGGACAATGGCTGGAGGGTAAATAAGACCGGCAAAGACGGTTACCCACGCCACAGGGGGACGTTTCAGCACATCATGAGTGCAGTGTTCAACGCAAGAAAAGGGGGATAAAGGGGGGACTTATTCCCCCTTTTTTTATTTCGCTGTATGTGCGTTTAAATGACTTTCCGGGTTCGCTGTTCCGGGGTTGTCGTTTAAACGTTAAAACGAATCTAGGTTTTCTTCGTAGGTTCCGGAGGTCTTGTTGTATAGCAGGGTTGTTTCCCCTTGGGTTCCGACCCAGCGATGGCGGCACTTCCACACTGCAATCTCTACGTGATCCTGCTTACGATGGACGGTGAGCCCGCAATCGGTCTTAGCCCACCACGCCATTGATCCGCTGATTGACATCCCATCCGGTCGGGGTTGTTCAACGCCGGTACGGTTTACCTTTGCAGGGTGAGCCACAAACCATGTATGCAGGTCGTATGCCTTGGTGAATTTTTGCACCTTGGTGAGCATTTGGGAGATGGCGTCGGTCTCTGTGGTCTCGCGCGGCAGGTCGATGTAGTTGTATGGATCAATTACCAAGCCGCGCACACCCATGCGCTTAACTGCGATCTTTGCGCGCTCCAATATTGAATCAAGGGTAGAGGGTTCCTCTCCCTGCGAATCAATGAAAATAAAATGATCGTTGACCCACTTAAACGCTTCGTCCTTTTCAAGCTGCGTCATGCGCGCTTTGCCGTCAAAGAATCTCTTTTTGGTATAAATCTCCATGAGCCGACTTATGTGGATCTCGGGCTGATTCTCAAAGCTGCACACTGCGAAAGACCATTCATTGTCCCGCGCAAGGTTCACCATTATTTGATCTACAAAATTACTTTTTCCGGATGATGGATATCCGGTCACCACGGTAAGCTGCGCCGGTACCACTGTGTAAACGCCATCAACCGACGGGTATCCCGTGCTGAGCCCCTTGCCCGTGCCACGGTCGTAGAGGCTGTTTAAACGCTCCTCGTAGGTCGTCGCCTCGCTGAGCCCCGAGACTGGATAGGGTTGTGCAGCAACAAGAACTGATTTGACTGAACTTGGTTCTGCCACAAACAATTCGTTTAGATCCTTTGTTGGGAACTTAGCAAGGCGGCACTTGTCCTTCCCGATTCTGCGAGCCAGCTCTTCAGCGAGAGCTTGTCCCGCTACGTCTTGGTCGGTTGCAAGAGTCACGTAAGGTGCAGCAACAAGAAATTCTTCAGCGTTCCATAGATAGCTAAAACGCTTATCCTCTTCCGGCTTAATCTTGCCATCAGCTACCTTGATCGGTGCGCCACTTGGAACTGATACCACGTTGGGAATGCCAAGCTCCATCAGAGTTAGTCAGTCAATCTCGCCTTCAACAATGATTATTGGCTTTCCCTTCTCAAGCAAGTCGAGCCCAAAGAAATCATGGGCACCACCTGAATCTTGTGTAAACGCTTTATCCGGAAAGCTTCTGTATTTCACAGCGACCAGCTTACCGTCGCGGTGGTATGGGAATCCTATGGCATCGGACTGGCGGTCAAGCTTGGAAAAGAACTTGTTGGCTGCAAACAATCCCATCTTGTCAGCGGTGGCCTGAGATATACCACGGCTTGAGAGGTAGTCATAGTGGTATGACTGTAGATCTGTCTTTTGTACTTGGATTGCTTGTGCCACTTGGCGCTCCTGTTTAATTAATTTGAACTTGCTTTTTGGTTGCACTGAGCCATGCGCGGCGCAGTGATGGCAGTGGTAAACAATTGCACCGTCCTCGGTCATGCTTACCTTCATGTCTTTTGCGTTGGCTTTTTTGCGCTCGCTGGAACAATAAGGGCAAGCCATCCTGCCGCCCTTTGGGACTGCATCAATCATTTCATTGAGCCGTCCGAGTTACGTTTAAATGAACGGTTCTTTGACGGGGGTTCCAAACGCACGCCGGTCTTGTTTGATCCGCCCTTGCTTAATGCTTTTACATGGGCAACGTCCTTGCCTTTGCGGGGGACTCCATCTGCATCAAGTTTCCTACGAGCCCGCTGGCACTCCATGCGGTCGGGATGTTCATTGCGTTCAACCTGTGTCTTGTATTCCTGTTTGTAGTCTCTAGCCATTTTTAACTCCATTTATTGCTTCATTTAAACGATTGATCGGGGACAAATGCTTTTCATCCATACAGTACCTGATGCCGTACCCGAAATCATATGTCGCAATATTTGCTGCAAACTTACGCTTGCTTACAAACCCATGTATGCGAACCTTTGATGCGCCTTGGATAGAACAAGAGACCGCCCAGTCGGTGACGAACTCTTCAACACTGTTAAAGATAATAAACCTTGGCGGGGGTGTAGTCGAGTGGGTGCTAGTCTTAATTTGTATGGTTTGACCGCAGTAAATCATGTCAACGTTCCCATCTCCTCCGATTGTTAAATCGGTGCGCAGAGGGGCGCCGATAGCTTTAGCGACCGCCACTTCACCAAGCATCCCTGCATAATGAATAGCAAAATCACCTTGGTTGCTTATGCGGTTATTCCTTACTGCATTCTTACTAAGTTGATAGCTTTTAACGCCCTCTATGAGGGCTGCATGATGAGCGGCAAGAATAAGATCCTGCGCAGTTAAATCTATGTCCATCTTTATCCTTTAACGCCCGCTTGGGCGGGCTTATTTATATTTCACCCAAAGACCCCCCTTCCCCAGTAGGAGAAAGAGAGGGATTGGTTTCACCGCCTTTCGGCATCTGCATGGCTGTAATGCCCCCTGTGCTTGCAGACTAGACCAGCACCACGGATTATTGGGAGTAGTTGCTCCGCGCCATAACGCTTACCGTGTAGCCCTTTTCTTCCACGCAGTCAGGCTGAACTCTTGTTTACGTATGGAGTACGGTGCAAACAAAAAAAGGCCGCTTGAAACTGTATCTTGGTGCAAACCCACACGATTGCTCAGTGGGCAAGATACAGACTCAAACGGCCTTAGCTTCTCAGTCGCTTTGCACGGCAACTGTTCGCACTGTATCACAAAATTGATACGAGGTGCAACAACTTTACAAAATAATTTGTTGGTGGTTGCTCACATGAAGCAGTGTGTGTCAACCAACTGATTTATCAACGAAATGAAGTTCCTATGCGGCGGCGCTAACCCGCCGAACAACCACCAACGATCAAAGTATACAAAAGAACTCGCTTTGTGCAAGTATTTTTTTAAATGCGTTTAAACAACTATCCCGGGTAGCTCATGGGTGGCTCATTTGGTGAGCTTGGTGTAAACTGTCTACGCAGCCTTCTCCGGCTGCAACTTTGTCTGTCTCCTTTTTGGCCCTGCTCACGCGGGGCTTTTTTTTGGGAGCGACTTCAGCCATCGTTTCAACGCAGATCTCCGAGCGAGGCCGTTCCGGATCTAGATGCCAGTAGCAATGCCTCTCCTTGACCTGACGGTCGTTTGCGTAGATGTAGCCTTGCATCAAATCCAAGATCAAGCTTTCGTCCAAGTCGGGTCGCCGTGATGCATAGTAAATATGCAGAGTAATCCGCAGATCGCCCTCCAATAGCGTAGGCAACTGGGGGCATTGCTCTCTAAAAGCATCGCTGTACGTCAACGCTTTTTTGCTCTTGATTAGCCTTGGCACTGTCCCGAAGGTGACAAACCTACGTGAATTTGCCTTGCTTGCGGGCTCTCCTTCTATTACAATAGATATCACTTGATTTTTTGTGGTACTATCACTATCATTGAGTGCAGGAATCATATTTAACCTTTGGAGAACCAATGAAGATTACCAACAAGTACAACTTACCAGTGGCGCTGGTCAAAGCCATGTCCAATGATAGCTATAGCAAAGGCAAGAGCGATTACAGTGTAACAGGGCTATTGACACCGCCCCAAGTTGCATTGTTACGAGAACGTTATGACGCACAGATGGAGATGGATATCTCCGAGAAGATGTATACGTTCCTTGGGACTGCGCTGCATCACGTGATGGAGTCAACCGTCATGCCTGAGAACTGCACCTACGAAGAACGGCTCTTTACTGAGATTGATGGCACAACCATCAGCGGGGCGATTGACATACAAGAAAAGACACCGGCGGGGACTGTGGTGTGGGATTACAAGGTGACTTCCGTTTGGTCGGTGATGAACGAAAAGACCGAGTGGGTTGAGCAGCTCAATATGTACAAGTGGTTTGTGGAGACGGTCAAAAAAGAGCGCGTGGTGGCACTGAAGATCTGCGCCTTCCTCCGTGACTGGAGCGCCAACGGTCGAGGTGAAAACGACCCCGAGGCGTCCATTGTCATTGTGGATATTCCGGTGTGGTCAGCTACCGAAGCAGAGGCATTTATTCGTGAACGTTTAAACGCACACAAGCTTGCAAAGATGAGCGCGGACTTTGGGGAAGAACCACCCCAATGCTCCGACAAGGAACGCTGGATGTCGGAGACGACGTTCGCCGTAAAGAGAGAGGGTCGCAAGACTGCGATTCGTGTATTAACCGATGCAGATGAAGCCAAGGAGATGTCAGTGAAGGAGAACGGTTATGTTGAAGTTAGGAAGGGCGAACCCCGCCGTTGCGTAGGCAACTATTGCGGTGTTGCTCAGTGGTGCAAACAATATCAAGGTGAACAAAATGAATCAAATTGACTTGCTCAAGATTAATGTTAACGAGCATACGGAGATGAAGAACGGCCTTACCTACCTGTCATGGGCTTGGGCATGGGCTGAAGCTTTGAAGGCTGATCCACAAGCCACGTTTGAGGTGCAGATGTTTGATGGAAGCCCATTGATGCCGGTCGGCGGCACGTACATGGTATGGGTCACCGTCAAGATGTTTGAGAAGCCTATGACTTGTATGTTGCCTGTGCTGGACTACCGCAACAAACCTATACCTACGCCTAATTCATTTGATGTAAACACATCCATCATGCGCTGTTTGGTTAAGGCTATAGCACTGCATGGGTTGGGTCTGTATATCTAGTCGGGCGAAGACACCCCGCCTGATGAAGAGCCGAAAGAAGTTAAGGTTGAAGAGCGCCCCAAACCTAAGACTGCACCGGATCCTGAGTGGGACAACAGTGATGCGTCCCGAGAGTTATTTGCAAAAGGCATGATTGAGTTCACCGCCACCTGCCAAACGGTTGAAAACTTAAGCGGCTATTGGACTGCAAACCATAGGCAGCTTGAGTCTTTGAAGCGTACACACCCCGCGCTATACCAAGAGGTGCTAACCAAGTTCTCCGAGTTGAAGAAATTATTTAAGGAAAAAGCATGAAGACATACGATACCCCATACAAGCCCCTGCCCGACAAAGGCAGTGTAAACAAGGCTGCTAACAAAACCAACCCCAATGCAGCTGACTACTGGGGGGAGATCCGGATCAATCTCAAAGACATGACTGCGATTGAGGTTGAGGATGGATGCCACATTGTTAAGTTGAGCGGATGGAAGAACGTGGACAAGAACGGTCGCACCTATCTTAAATTGCAGGTGAACCGCTGGGTGCCTGAGAACAAGTCTCCCGAGCCCAAGCCGCAGCGTCACCAAGACGATGACTTTAGTGATCAAGATATCCCCTTCTGATCATGCCGCTTCAATTTGAATGCCGAAAGATCGCGTTGAAACAAGACCGCACAGGTTTTGTTTTGACGGTCGCTATGCACCCTGATGAAGTTCCGGAGGAGTTACTGCGGGACTTTGTTGGGTCAAGATACGCTTGTGTAATGGTGCGGATCAAAGACGATGAGTCTCCCACCATTTACAACAACAGAGTTAAACAGGCTGGGATTTTATGCCGTAGCCCTCACTTCCAAAACTTTTTGTACTCAAGTTATGGAGATGGCGCGGGAGCCCCGACCGAAGATTGGACTGCATCCATGTTGTGCAGCTTATGTCAAATTGAGTCAAGGTCTGAGTTAAACGGCAACGCTGATGCGAAGCAGTTGTTTGATGACCTGATGGCTGAATACAGCGAATGGAAACCTAATGCAACGTCCTTCTAAGAAGTTAAAACCGTTTATCACTTACCTTGAGGATAGTGACCATGCGCGTTTAAAGAAGTTTGCCAAAGCCAAAAAAATGACGATGGCTAAGGTAATACGAGAGGGGGTGCTAATGCGAATGGCTGGAGAAAACCCATACCTTGTGGGCAACAACGATGCTATTTCAAGCGCCCAAGTAGCAATACTAAAACACACTGCGTCGCAGATGAAGTTCCCAAGCGGTCAATCGTTTGGAGAATTGATGTGTGACGAGTTGTCCAAACTTT